CGCGGGCAGAAGCTGCTCGTATTGAGCGCGTTCGTTGCGGATCGATTCCACTTCGGCCTGAAGCGTCTTGCGCTCGTTGGCTAATGCGGTTGCTTTCCGCGTATAGTCTGCCGTCCTAGAATAACCATTCCGAAGTTCGGCCAGGGTGACTTCTACTTCCTCACCATCAACTTTAACCTTGAGGGTCAGGTCTTCCGGAAGTTCCTGCGTAGCTTCTTCGTTGCTATCTTCGTCTTGCAGTTCTGAGTCTTCAGTTTCGAGTTCGTCTTCAGTCTGCCCGTCAGCTTCGACTTCTTCGTACTCTTCTACTTCGTCCTCATCACCCGTTTCCGGGTCTAGCGCCTCAGTCTCTTGGTTGTCCTCTTCAGGGCCGAGAAGTTTACTGATGGCAAGAGTTGCTTCGTGAAGTCCGATCCCGGTATCGGGGTTGCCGTCCTCAGTGGCCATATATCACCTTTTGGCTGCGATGTTAACTCCTCGATGCAATATTACCGTCATCGAGGATTGCTCGAAGTCGAGCTTTCAAACGCTCAAGACATTTGAGCGTAAGAAACAAGTCAGTGCGCTCATCGTAGCTATGCACTGAAGTATCTTTCCATTCGTCGAATACGTCTTTCTCAATACGATCAAAACATTCGACGAGCAACTCGTCTTCTAGAAGCCGCTTAGCGTGGTAGCCGCGGTCGATCAGTTTTTGCTTATCCATTACTTTCCGCCAAAGAAGTTCCACTCAGGCCCTTGGCCGTAAGTCTCATAGTCGCCTTGAAATGGCGTGAACGGACCGCGACCAAATGTCGGCAGAACGCCGAGAGTAGAAGTGTACGGCGTTGCCGTAGTGGTGCCACCACCCTTGCCGACGCCGAGCGCGTCAAGCAGCCCGCTGCCAAGCGAGTAATAGCGCATAATGTCGCGGAGCAAAGTATCCTGCTGCGCTTCGGGCTGTACAGTCGAAGGCTCTGTAATTGTCGAGGTATTCGGCGCCAGCGTCGTTGAAGCCGGAAGTGTCATGATATCTTCGATTGACGGCGGTGGTTGCCGCGTACCTTCTACTACGATCTCATCGGGCGCTTGCGGCTGAACTGTCGAAGGTTCAGTAATAGTCGAAGTATTCGGCGCTAGCGTCGTTGAAGCCGGAAGCGTCATAATATCGAAAATATCAAGCGGCGGCTTCTTCGCGGCCTCGACGACAATCTCTTCCGCCGGGGTCGGGGTTGGTTCTACTGACGGGGGCGTCGTAGATTCTACTGGCGGTTGGAAACTAGAGACAGAATTTGCCAGATTAGCTAGGCCGGCCGCGGTAGGAGCGCCCAATACCGTCGCAAGTGTTCCGAGATCGGCGGCAGTTTTCGCGCCTGTTACGACGATTGGGGCAACTTCTCCGAGAAGACCCGACGCGGCTGCGGGGGCTGCGGCAGCGGCGAGAGTGCCGCCAGCAGTTGTTGCAGCCGGTAGACCAAATACGCTAGTGCCGGCAAGCTGGCTACCGACATCCGCAAGAACTGAGCCAACGCTAGGCATTGCGCCCGCGGCGCCAGCACCAGCCGCGCCAGCCCCAAGGCCTAACGCGCTAAGACCGAAACCCGCACCAGCGATACCCAGCATAGGCAGAATCATGCTGCCAAAACTGCCTGCGTTGGAGCGGTTAAAAAGCTGCGTGCCGGGGGTATAGTTACCCTGTTCGTCGGCTCGGTACAGATTCCAGTCTTTGTTGCTGCTCGACAGATCGACGAGTTTCTGCATCTCCGCCGGAGTGCTGGCGCGGGCGATGACGTTCTTGCCAGACCCGTCGGTCAGCACATACTGTTGACCGGGCTGGAATACGACAGGAGCGGCATTCTGATAATCCCAGCCGCCGCCTTCTTTCGGTACGCCAATCTTATTTCCGGTATCAAAACGGAAAACCATATTCGGATCGTAAGTTGGACCGGGGTCGGCAAGTACGCTAAATGGTGTAGTCACCAACATGCTGGGGTCCCAGCCGGTCATGCTCGCCCAATCCGGTTCCGACGGCGGAGTAACTGCGGCGGTTTGCTCCGCAACGGGCGACTCCGAAATAGTAGGAAGCAACGGCGAAATAGCCGGAATAGCTTCGGCCATAACTGGCTGAGGTGTAGGTGCAGAATAGATAGGTTCTGCTGGAACCTGCTCCGCTACAACCGGCTGAGGCGTAGGTAGCGTATATACTGGCTCAGCAGGGACGGGTTCCGCCACAATAGGCTGAGGAGTGGGCAGAGTATACACCGGCTCTACGGGTGCCGGCTCTGGCATAACCGGAAGAAGAGTTGGCGGAGTGTACGCCGGCTCTACGGGTGCCGGCTCTGGCATAACCGGCTGGCGCGCAGGCAAAGTATACACCGGCTCTACGGGTGCCGGCTCCGCTACAACTGGCTGGCGCGGGGATAGAGTATACACTGGTTCTGCCGGAACTCGTTCGGGTATAACCGGAAGAAGAGTTGGCGGTGTGTATACGGGTTCCGCCGTGACAGGCGCATATTGCGGCTGCGGCTCAACGGGAACAACCTCGTTAATGCTCGGAACAAGGCTGGGATCGAAACGCGGAAACGCGCCATCCCGAAGGAGATAGTCGAAGATATTGAAACTATTGTACGGATAGCCGTAGTAGTCTTCGAACATTACATCATCCCTTCAGGCGGCATCGGGGGCTGTTCGGGTGCGGGCGCTGCTTGCGCAGCCTGTGCGGCCTGCATAGCGGCAGTAGCAACAGCGCGCTGCGTCTCGGCCTGCTGGCGGGTAGCTTCGCGGTCACGCTGCACCAGGGCTTCGATCTGGGCGGTATTGACCTGCGCGCCGTACTTGGCTTCTATTTCCGCGGCCTTCAGCATCACATCGGCGTCGAGCTTATCGCGTTCGCGGTCGTCCTTGCGCATCATTTCTTCGCGCTGGAGTTCAAGCTCTGCGGCCTTCTTCTGGATGTCGGCCTGGATAGCCTGCACCTGCACCTGCGCCAAAATCTGCTCCGGCGACGGCGGGGGAGGCGGAGGAGGCGGCGGGGGCGGGTTGAGCGCGGGGTTCTTGAAGAACATATCCGCGTCCTTGAACCCGGCCATCGCCAGCATCTGCGCCAAGGTGTTGCGATACTGCGACAGGTCAACCAGCGGATTGTTGTCAACGCCGCCCTGCTGGATCAGCATCTCCTGCTTGGCCGCGATCTGGCCGAGGAAGTTAAGCTTCTCTTCGGTCGTGCCCGAACCCAGCGCCACGTTGACCACAACGTCCATGTTCGCGTTCCAGACGCGCGGATCAATCGGCACGAACTGGTTGCGCAGACGCACCATGCGCGGTGCATCCTGATACATGGTGATGAGCTTCAGCGCCTTGTCGAACAGCACCTTCATGCCGGTCTCAGCGAAGATACGGCAGATCAGTTCGATGTGCTGCTGCGCGGCGGTAATCGTCGCGGCGACAGCGGCACGGGTCGAAGACTGAAGGGCATTAGCATCGAGGCCAGCCGCGGCCTTGCTGATGCCAGTACGGTTCTCGCGCAGTTCGTCCATGTAGGCCAGCATAGGGAACGCGGCCTGGCCGACGAACGGCTGGTTGAACGGCTGCACCATGCCCGGCGCGCGCATACGGATGATGCCACCGACTTCGGTGTTCATCACGTCTTCAAGGTTAACCTGACCCTCAACGACGGCCGTGCGCGGGTGAATCGACTGCGCCAGGCTGTCGAGCATATTGCGCAGGATGTTCGACTTGATAAGCTGGATGTCCATAACGACATCCGCAATCGACAGGCCGAAGAAGGTGTGCGGCTCGGGGTCCGGGCAGAACGACACGAACGGGATCAGGTCGCAGCGTTCGTTGTGCAGGATTTTGTAAGCGGTGCCGCCGACGCAGACGCGGCGCAGTTCGGCAATGCCGTCGCCGTCCATGTCTACTCGGACATACGCTTCGATATAGAGGACTTTGCGGCTTGCAACGTCCGTGCGACCCGCGCCAAGAATCGTTGCGTTCGGATTCCGGTCGAAGGTCTCCTGGTTGCCTTCGAAGTCGTCCTGTGTTTCGTAGCCAAGGTTCTCGATCTCGTCCATCTCGTACCCCATCTTCACGAGATCGGATACGGTCACATAACGGCGATGCGCGACAAACTCCGCGTCTTCGATGTTACGGGCGCGGCGGTCGATAAGAAACTCTTCAGGCGGCACGGCGGCAACGCAAAGCCGGCCCTTCTTGGTCTTGCGGCGGATCGTGCAGGAATATTCGGTCGGCTTCGGCACCATGATCTCGACGCCATCCGGCCCCATCATGGCCATCTCGCCGGTTTCCATCTCGACTTCGACGATCTCGACATCGGGATCGGCCGCGAGAACGGTGTAGGCTTCCTGGCTCAGACCTTCAAAGTTGTAGGTCTGCACGTCCTCGTCTTCGTTCCACCAGACCTTAGCGATACCGTTCTTGCGGACGAGCGCGTCCTTGAACGTCTCGTAGCAAACCATGAACAGGTTGTTATCGCGGGTCAGGCAGTAGTTGACGTAATCCGTCGCCTGCTCGGCGTTCTGAATATCTTCCGGGCCATTCGGCGCGAACTCGACGACGTTGCTCGAACCGAAGAACACGCGCATGATAGATGGCATGATGGCCTGCACGGTATCGCGCACGTCCATTGAGACGACCTGGCTGCGGCCCTCTTCTTCGTTGCCGAACGGTTCGCCCTTATAGTATTGCCCGGCGGTAGCGCGCTCTGGGCTGACTACATCGTCGATGAACTGCTGAGCGTCGTCGATCTCGCCGGAAACGATACCGTGAAGCTCGTCCTCGGTAACGCCGCCTTCTTCTTCTGGCGCCTCGACTTCAACTTCCATGCCGTCTTCCATCTCGAAAGAGATTTCGGTGCCGTCTTCGAGCATCATCTTCTGCTCGTCCTCGGACATCATGTCCTTCTTGGTCGGCTTGGAGTTATTACGATACGCCATGCGGCTATTCCTTACCACTTAACTTTGTTGGCCCAGTAAGCCGCTGACATCTTGCCTTTGGCAATGTTTTGTGCGTGACGCGCCTTGAATGCGGCGTTGCGCTTTGTTCCGTCCGGCGACCCGCTAACGCCCTGCTGGCCGAAGCGGATCGTCTTAACCTGGTCGCCTTCCTTAGCCACGACGACATGGCTCTTCGTCGGGTGGCTTGGCGTCTTCTTCGGCTTGTTGTAACCGGAGACGCCAGCGCGAGTAAGGCGGCTGTCTTTCTTCACTTCTTCTTCGCGGCCTTGCGACCTTCCGACATGGCGATAGCAATAGCTTGCTTACGGTTCTTAACAACAGGACCGCCCTTGCCGCTATGGAGAGTACCAGACTTGTACTCACCCATCACTTTGCCGATCTTCTTCTGCATTTTGGTTGGCTTCTTCATCACCAGTCTCCGGTTGATTAGGACCGTATAGCACGGATCGCTGCGCAAGGTAAACAATTGCGCGATGTAGAATGTCAGGACTGTCGTTGGCTAGACCGATAAGCTTATTACACGCATGGCACAAGATGCCGCGAACGTGTCCCTGACTATGACAGTGATCTACGACAGGCTTATTCGGCCCGGTTCTTTCTTTACTGCCCAGTTCAAAGTCTACGCCACAAATCGCGCAGCGATGGTCCTGCTCGTCAAGCATTCGTATGAAGTCGGGCAACCGCATACGGTATCGCGTCCATAGGTTTCCTCTAAACCTAACGAGACGCTTCGGCGTCATATCTTCCATGCAAGCCCCTCAGCCCACTTGGGCCAGGGTTATACACTGTTTTATTCTATTTGGAAATACGGGTTTAGGAACGGGGGCCGGCGTGGAGAAAGCACCGACCCCCGTTCGGTCGTAAAGCTGGGGGAGCGAGACCCTGCCTTACGGCTCAACTGCGTCGGAAAGGAGACAACGCAGGAGCGGATGCGATAGTCTACTACAACTATTCAGGCTACACAACACCCCGGATGTTACGGCGCAGAGACCCCTTAAACGCGCCAGTCATCGAGTAGCCGTGCATAGCGGTGGCAACGTCGGTAGCCAAGCACAGGCACACGGCGTCCGCCTTGTCCGGCGACCCGAGGCCGCGCTTCTTCATGGCCTCTTTGCTCTCGACCTGCATCTTGCCAGACGACGTAAAGGTATATCGCGGCGCTGCCAGTTCCGCGAACAACTGCTCATCCTTCGGAATTTTTACGTCGCGGTTGGCTAGCCAGGCTTTGCACTTGAACCACAACTCGGCGCGGAGATTAGCATACGTCCCCTTCATTGCAGGACTTTCTGCAACGTTGATGCCCCGTGCCGGCAGGCCCAGTTCGCGCAAGCGGTCAAGCACACCAGCCCCAAGACCGATGGAGTCAACCAGAATTTCGACTGGCTGACGGCTGGGCGGCAGCGCCTCATACTCGGCCACGACGGCGCCCGTAAGCTGCATCAGGTCGAGACCCTTCCAAGTCTGCACTTCGTCCACCACCGGACCCCGGCGCTTGGCAAGCGCGCTGGCGTCGCTGCCCATACGCGCAACGTCGAGACCCCACACGGCCGTAGCATTCTCGTCGATCTTAATCTCGCGGTTCATCGCCGCGTCGATCAGTTCAACCGGAATGACTGTATCTTCTTCACGCGGCGGGAAGTTGCCCAAGACGCGGACGTGATAGGCCGGGCTGTCTTCGCCGTAGCGCAGTTTCATTTCATTGACGAACGCCTCACTGACGCGGGGGCTGTCAACGCAGGAAACATGGAACGTCTTCCACTCGCCCTTCAGGCGGTTGTGGGTGTCATAAAATAGGCCGGTATTTCGGGTCGGGTTCCCAAGCAGCAGTGTGGTCGCGCTGTGGCCAGACATAGAACCAGAAGCCGCTTCGAAAACAGACTCAGGGATACCTGATGCCTCGTCTGCCACCAGTAGAACGTTGTCGGCGTGGATACCCTGGAGGGCTTCAGGCGTCTCGGCGCGGGAGGTTCGGGCAGAGATG